GCTTCAATGAAATGCCTGTCATCGTGCCACGCTGGGAGAAGATTCCAGACACGGACTACGCGCGCGGCCCTGTTAGCGGGGTGCTGCCTGATATCAAGTCGCTGAACAAGATCAACGAGAACGTCTTGCTCAACATGGACATGCACATCACCGGCATGTTCAAGATCAAGGACGATGGAACGATCAACCCGAACACCATCAAGTTCGGGGCACGCCGCGTCTTCCCTGTGAACAACATGGAGGACATTCAGCCGTTGAAGGCTGGGGGCGATATCAACTTCGCCACTGCGCAGATTTCCAGCCTGGAAGGGAGCATCCGAAGTGGCTTGCTCGCGGATCAGCTTGGGCCTACAGAGAAGGCTATCAGCACTGCGACCGAAGTTCACACGCGCAATGCCAGTGTGAGACAGATTCTCGGCCCGATCTTTGCCCGCTTGCAGTCTGAACTCACCACGCACCTCGTCACACGCTGCTTCGGCTTGGCGGCAAGAGCGAACCTGCTTGCACCTATGCCGGACTCGTTGATTGACGCACTGCGTTCCGGCACCCAAGAGCTTGAGATTGGCTACAGCAGCCCGCTCGCACGCGCACAGAAGGCGCAGGAGCTGCAAGCTGTTGAGGACGTGACCAAGAGAGTTCTTGAACTTGCAGCTGTGAAGCCGGAAGTACTGGACTACATGAACTTGGACAAAGTGGTGCAGAAGTTTGGCGACCTGGTTGGAATTGACCCAGGCTTGATGAACGACGAAGGCACTGTGAAAAAGATCCGTCTGCAGCGTCAAAAGCAGCAGGAAGCAGCAGCGGCAGCACAGGCTCAGTTAGCCATTCAGCAAGCACAGGCAGCGCAGCCAGTACCCGAAGCCACGATGTAGCCGCGGATGCAGGGTCTCCCTGTTGATTTCGATAAATAGAAGTCAACAACAAAGGAGATGCCTGCATGCCAGACAACATCGACAAAACAAAACTCCCACACCTCTATCACGACGTGTTCAACAAGAACGCAGCAGGCATTGCTGTGCTCGATCACTTGTGGTCTCAGTTCGTGGATCAACCTGCGAGACACCCACTTGATGCGCTAAACCTTGCGTACAGGGAGGGACAGCGTTCGGTCATCACCTTCATTCAACTGCAACGCGATCGACTTGAGCGCGAAGCACAACAACAAGAAGGAAATGAAGAATGAGCGATCCAGTAAGCACCAATGACAGCGCAGTAGTGGACACAAGTCAGGACACTGAAGCAGCACCAGCACAAGAGAGCGCCGGCACAGAAGCTGCAGCCGAGCCACAGACAGAAGCCCAGGCTGAGCCCAAGTTTGAGTACCCAGCCAAGTTCATGAAGGCCGATGGCACACCGGACTACGAGAAGCTTGCAAAGAGCTACGTGGGACTTGAGAAGAAGCTTGGAGCCAAGCCCAACATTCCAGCAGCTTCAGCCGATGAATACGAATGGCAAGCACCTGACGATGGTGTCGAGCTTGATGAAACAGGCGTCACGCAGTTCAAGACTGAAGCACTCGAACAAGGGTTTACTGCGAAGCAGTATCAATTTCTCATGACGCGCTACAACGACATCGTTGTAGGCATGCGTGATGCGGGTCCAACAGCCGACAAGGCAGAGCAAGTTCTCAAAGCCGAATGGGGCAATGACTACAAGCAACAGCTGATACAGGCAAAGGCAGGCTTTGACGAGTTTGCTCCCTCTACAGCTAACCCTCAAGACCCCGTTTGGAATCACCCTGAGGTGTTGAAGCTACTTGCACGAGTGGGAAGCGAAGTGAGCGAGGACAGCATCGCACCGAAAGCATCAGCAGCCGCCGGCAGCGGCGAAACAGTGCAAGCGCAGATCGCCGCGCTACGCGCAAGCGCTGACTACTGGAAACCAGAGGTACAGGCAAAAGTGAATGCCCTGTACGAGAAGTTAGCGAAATGAACAAGCACACGCGCAACGAACACACGGGCGCGTGGCAGGTGACGAAGCCCAGCACTGACGCATACCGGAGCAACTACGACGCGATCTTTCGAAAGAAGGAAGAGAGGCCCGTAGAAGAAAAGCCGGACCAAGTACCAAATGATTTCATAGCCCCTGTACCTGCAGGCGTATATGTCTGGTATTTCAAAGACGGTAAGTCAAGAGAGTTCGACGAAAGCCAAATCGAAATGAACGTTCAAGGATGGTGGAGACCGAGGAACTCTTAACGAATCCCACAACAGAAAGCGCCTTTTCAGGCGCTTTTTTTACGTCTTTCATAAATACGTTTGATCGAAATGGAAAGCACAGGACAAGCCTCGACGCCCCACCGCCAACTAAGTAGCTCAAGCCCTCCGGGTGGAGACAAGCAACCAAAACAACAACAAACAATTATTGGAGGGCGCCACAATGGCTTCACAAATCCCAAACGTATTCGTAAAAAAGTGGTCTGACGACGTAACTCACTTAGCTTCTCAGAAAAGATCAAAGCTGTTGGAGGTAACAACAGTTGCTCGCGACGTAGTTGGCTCGGAGTACAACTTCCCAACTTTCGCAGGTATGACAGCGACAGCGAGAGCTGCCGGCTCTACAGCAGTCATTACAGCGCAAGACCCGTTAGCTGCGTTCCGACCAGCGACACTGGCAGACTTTGAGTCGTCTGCCTATGCAGCACGATTCGACGATCTAAAAACCAACATCAATCAGCAAAAAGCCTATCAAGAACAGGCGCTGCGTGCACTCTATCGTCAGCTCGACGACTCGATCATTGCCGTCCTCAACACGGGCGCAGGCTCGACATTGCCTACAGTAACCGGTGGACTCACATTCGCCAAACTGCAAGAGGCGATCACTTCTTTCAATGAGAAGGACGTTGACGAAGAGAACAGAGTCTTCGTCACATCGCCAAAGGCATTGACCGAAGCCTTAGGCATCACACAACTGACAAGCGCAGACTACACGAGTGTTCTCGCAATTCAAAACGCCAAGATCGGTTCAGCACTTGGTATGCAGTGGGTTATGTCAAGTCGACTCCCTAAGGTCACTACAAACCGCACGCTCTTCACGTTCAACAAGGATGCAGTGGGTGTAGCCCTCGGCCAAGACGTCAAGGTTGATATGAACTACATCCCTGAAAGGCTATCGACTCTCATCACAACCACAATGTCCGTTGGCGCAGCAGTCATCGACGGACTTCAGGTCTACAAAATGACATGCGTTGAGTAATCATGCAAGCTAATGAAAAGGCTCCTTCGGGGGCCTTTTCTGTTTGTGCTGCGATCAGCGTGAAGTCACATGTTTCTCGATAAATACAAAAACGAAACAGGAGGGACGAAAAATCGCATCACAAGTCCAAATCATAAATTTAGCTCTTGGAAGACTGGGAGCGAACGAAATCACGTCGCTCGTTGAGAACACCACAGAGCAGCGTTTAGCAGTCAACGCCTGGGACATTGCGCGCCGCGCTTGTCTACGCGATCACACATGGAACTTCGCCACCACAGACGTAGAGCTGAACAAGATCGAAGGCTACACGTCGTTTGAATATTCCCACGCTTACCAGCTTCCATCCAACAACATTCGGTTGCTCCAGGTCTACGGCAACCCCGTCTACAAGGTCCAAGGGCGCAAGGTCTTAACCAACCAGCCGACTTGCAAGATCAAGTACATCGCAGACGCAACGGACACGTCTGAATGGGACGCATCGTTCACAGACCTTGTCGCACAACGCCTCGCCGCAGACATGGCGTTTGCACTGACCAAGTCGCAATCAACTGCTGACTCCAATTACTCGATCTACACGCAGAAGCTGAGAACGGCAAAGCACGTTGACTCCACCGAGGACGTGCAAGACATGCTGGGCGGCCATGAGTCGATCTACATCGGCGCTCGGGGCTGAGCATGCCCAAGCTGACGCGCTTTCAAACCTCATTTGAGTTCGGGGAAATCTCCCCTCGCCTGCAAGCCCGCGTAGACCTAGCCGCCTACGGCAAGGCTACAAAGACGATGGACAACTGCTACGCCTTCATCCACGGCGGAGCTACCAAGCGAAGAGGAACGCTGTTCATAGGTCCCTTGTTCAACGAGGCCCAAGCAGGCCGCTTCATCCCCTTCGTATACAGCAACACCAGAACCTTCATGCTGGTGTTCAACGGCGGCAAGTTGGAGTTTCTAAGGCAACAGCAGTTTGTGGAGGTATCACCCGGGGTTCGCTACCAACTGACCGCTCCCTACACAGAGGCTGAGCTGCCTTATGTGCAGTACGCACAGTCTGGGAACACGATGTATCTCGTACACCCGAACCACAAGCCAAAGCTGCTGCAGCGGATCACAGACGCGAACTGGACACTGACCGACATTCCGTTTACCTACAACGCTGTTAGTGATGTGACGTTCTCAAATGCGTTCATCACGTTCAAGGTGATCAACGGAAGCAATAAATTCAATGTGGGTGACAAGTTCGTCATCACCACAACAGCGGGAGCGATCAGCTCCATTGTTGGACCGACTTTAGGGGGAGGAACACCAGCGGCAAACGGCCAGATATCGGGCGCAGCCTCAATGCCTGGATCAACAACTACGGAGACTTGGACGATCACATGTACGCAGCGCACGGACGCCCGTCAAGAATGGTCTGTCGTTGGCTCAGTGTCGGGGTCACCAGCTGCTTACTGGAAGACTGGCAACTATCCCCAAACCGTTTCCTTCTTTGAGCAGCGGTTGTTCTTCGGAGGCTCTGCCCAGTTCCCGCAGCACATATGGGGTTCAGGGGCAGGCGACTACCTGAACTTCACAGTGGGCAATCGTGACAACGACGGCGTCATAGTGCAGATCGCTGGCAACGACTACAACGCGCTCACGCACCTCGTTTCTGCGCGAAGCTTGATGCCGCTGACAAGTTCGACCGAGTTCAGCATGTCCGGTCCATCGAACTACGCGATCTCGGGTATCAGCTCCAACATCATCAAAGACCACACGCGCAACGGCTCCAATCACGTCAAGCCACTTCGCATCGGAAAAGAGGTTGTGTTCCTGCAGCGTGACGCCAAGAAGGTGCGCGCGATCAGCTACTCTGTAACCGAAGACGCGAACGTCGCTCCCGACATCACACTGTTCGCAGAACACCTCACTCGCAAGGCCAAGTTCACGGACATGGCGTTTGCGGCTGATCCTGACTACATAGCGTGGTTTGTGCGTGCAG